ATGCTCCTTCATTGCGAGGTTATTTTTTATAACTTTACCTGGTCCCCACATGCCTCGTTTTCTTACGGAACCGGATACTATGGTTGTGGGGACGAACCCGACATTAACAATTTTCAAATCGAGAGAGATAGAACCAGTCCCTTTATAAGAAGGTGAACTTTCAATACTAAGCCTAGGACTCGAATTTAGTTTTGCTTCTCTTGCTAACCTTAACGAAACGATTACAGCCCAAAAAGTCCCTATTGCTCCTGCCCATTGACCAAGGGCAGCCCATTGGTCAGCAGAAAGATGATACAGAAAATCTATCATTCTATTAATTCTCCTATGAAGGTATTTGATTTTATTTTATACAAGAGAAAGGAGATGTGCACTATCGGAAAATTATTCGATGTCGGCGCTCAATACCCGCCCCCAGAAGATATTCCTCGTCTGGCCCGATACAAACGTGGCCGAATCATCTTCGACGGACGCCATCCGGAAATCTATGAACGCGCGTCGTCACTATTGAAAGATACGCCGCACGCCGCACAGCTCCAAACGCTGTTTATTGCCGTTAACCTGATGGACATTCTACTTACGAAGCCGGCGGACTTGCTTACCGGAGAACCGCCAACTTACGAAGCCGGAACCGGTCCAGGAACACGCGAACAAGAGCGTCTCGACTCAATCGTTGAGGAAAACGACCTTACGCAAATGGTCCACGAATTGGTTATAAGCGGTGGCTACCGCGGAGATTCGTGGATTAAATCGTATTATGCACCACGCACGGATGTAAGCGAAACGGAAGCGTTAGGACTAGAAGCACCAGCCTCACCGCCAGAGCCAATTATCGAAGCGGTCCCAGCAAACATCGTGTTCCCAGAACTATCAGTCGGATCGCGTAAGAAGTTTAAAGCGATAAACATCGCATGGGTAGATTGGGTCGAGGAACCCGGAGGAAAGATTATCAGCTGGATGACAGGTAATCCCGTATCAGTCGTTCCTTATCTTAACGTTGAGAGGCATGTGCCAGGCTACATCTTGTATGAGCGTTATAAATTGTCTGAGAGTGGCGTAGATACCAATTGGGGGGCGCCAATCTCGACATATACGATCGGCGAACAGGTTCCGACTGGTCGCGAAGAATACATTGTTCCGACGGGGACGGACCGATTGCTCGTTCATCATATTCCGTATAAAAGCGTTGACGACCGTTGGGAAGGTATAAGCGGAGTCGAAAAAATCGAGAGCGTCTTAAGCGCGATCAACGAACGTTTGGTGCAGATCGACTATATACTTTGGAAGCATAGTGATCCCTGGATGTACGGTCCAGAAGATATCGAAGACAGCAGCGATTCGGTTCGTGGGGGTGGCCGTTATATTCCGGTAGGAAAAGACGAAGTGGCTCCGGGCTACTTAACGTGGGAGGGCCAACTCGAATCTGCGTTTAAAGAACTCGATATCCTGCTTGGACTGGTTTATCAGATGTCTGAAACACCGCAATGGTTGTTCGGTACAACGCTCGCCAACGATAAAGGCGGATCTGGAACGTCACATACGGACGGGGCCGCCATCAAAGCGCGATTCATGCCTATTCTCTCGAAAGTAAATCGAATCCGTGCGCACGTTGATCGCGCTTTACGTGACGCAATTTGGACTGTAATGCAACTCGAAAATTATGCGAATCAAAACGTAGCAGGGTTCGAACCGTACACGCCGGTTTATCCGGTTATCAACTGGCGCGATGGTATCCCGCACGATCCAAAAGAGGCAGCGGAAGTAGCGAGCATCCGGACGGGCGGCAAACCGACGCAGTCCGTTGGAGACGCGATTAAGCAATTGGACGGAGTTAGTGACGCACAGGCCGAGGAAATGGTCAAACGCATTGACGACGACGAGAAGCGCATGAGCGGCACCGTTGAAAGCACGGTATTTAACGAAGTGGTGGTGTAGTGAATGGCTACACTACCGCACGATCCGACATACGAACGCGATATCGAGATATTAATTCGCGCCTACAAACGTGCCTTACGCGATATCTCGGGTGAACTTTCGAGCCTGGAATTATCGGACATGTCGAGAGCTAACGCAAAGTTTGCTCTCGAAGAGGTTGCGAAGGTGCTCGCGTCACTTAACAAAGAATCCGCGGAATGGGTCAGCACCTATATCCCTAAGGCTGCAACTGATGGCGTTATTCAGGCGATTGTTGGCCTCGGTATTGTTGATTCGGTAGAGTCGGCCGCTAAGATCGCAAAGTTTAACCGTCTCAACCGTGAGTTTATGGCGACAGCTATTGCTGACACGCAAGCAGACCTCTTGGCGGTAACGCAAAACATTGATCGCAAAGTCCGTATTGCAGTTCGTCAGGCAACCGCCGGATCTATGCGAGCCAATCTCGCAAAAGGCGTTAATGGGCGTCGAACAATAAGCCGTGACATTTTAGCAAATATGCGTAATTCGCTTGGAGAAGCCGTTAATACCGGAATTGTTGACGCTGCCGGCCGCCGTTGGAAGCCGGAGGCATATGTTGAAATGGTGACGCGCACAAAAATGGCGCAGACTCACCGAGAGACAACGATGAATGAAGCGCTAGGCCGCGGCGCAATGTACGCGCGCATATCGAGGCATGGCGCAAAGGACGCCTGCAGATTTTACGAAGGAACTATCGTAAAGCTTTCGCCGGATGCGCCGGGAAGTTATCGCTACATTGGCGATCTGCCGGGGCGTGAAATATTTCATCCGCGTTGCCGACATACGATCACACCGATACGTAATCCGGAAGGGGACCCGGTATACGCACAATCCCCGAGTGACGGTAAAGACGAGATGACGCAAGGAGCAGGTAATAATGATCCTTCTAGTACAAGCTCGAGAGATATTCCGGCAAGTACAGACGTAATTATCAGATCAGCAGAAGGTACTATTAGAAACCTGCAGCATGAAGTCGGTATGGTCTTTGATTACACTGGAAATAAACTGTGGACGAAGATAGGCGAGGCTCGCCGAGTAAACGTAGCAGAAGCACGACAATTGGGGGTCCTAACCGGAAACATTTTTACTCACAATCATCCCGATTCACTATCTTTTAGCCGGGCTGATATAGCTCTACTATTGAACGATTCGATAGGGATGATTCGTGCTACAAGTCCGCAGTATCTGTATAGTATGTCTCGCGGAAATGCAAATGTATCAATTCAAGAGATGGCTGAAGATTATGAAATTTTTCGTGAATTGCTGCGTCCACAGTATTCATCCAAGATTAGAAAGGGTATAATGAGTGAAGAAGAAGGATTGATTGAACTTTACCATGACACAGTATCAAGGTTGTCTGAAAAATACGGATTTAATTATAAAAGGGAGGAGTTGCCATGAAGAGAAAACCGAAGCCGTTTGTTTTTGATCCGGATATCATCGATGATACACCGCCTTTTGAGTTTACAAAGGATGGCGACGTAATCTACAACGATGATTATTACGAGCCAGTAGAGACAGAGGATAAAAAAGAAAATAGCAAGTAACTAGCGCTCCAAGTTCAGGGGCGCTATTTTTATGCCCATTTTTAGAAACATGACCTACGATATGTCGTTAAACTGACGGACACTACGCGCACGGGGCGCTTAAACCCGGAGGAAATAAAATGAAGAACGAAAACATTCGCCATAGATTGCCGTTAGATTTGCAATTGTTCGCGGAGGAAACACCGCTAGAGCCGGAGCCAGAATCGAAACAAGATCCGGAACCGCCTGCGCCAGAACCGAAGTTAGTCCCTCAGGACGAAGTCGACCGAATTGTCGCGGATAGACTTGCACGCGAACGAAAGAAGTACGGAGACTATGACGATATCAAAGCAAAGCTCGCCGAATTGGAGAAGGCCGAAGAGGAACGTAAGAAAGCGGACATGACCGCCGCTGAACGTTTGGAAGCTGAAAAGGCCGAAGCGCTTAAACGTGCACAAGAGGCGGAAGAGGCAAGAGATCGAGCATTAACTGCCGCTAACCAACGCCTGATTAAAGCGGAGTTCCGGGCGATTGCTCGCGAACTAAACGTCCGAAATGATGCACTGGAGGATGCGTTCGTACTTGCCGATTTATCCGCGGTAACAGTTGGCGAGGACGGTGCGATTTCTGGAGTCGAGGACGTTGTTAAGGCGTTGATAACAAATAAACCATACTTGGCCGAACAGCCGAAGCCACAACCGAAACAAATCGGGAACCCAAGTGGCGGGAATGATCCAGCGGACAAGACGAAGGAACAACTCCTTAAAGAAGCCGCCGACAAAGCTCGAAAGAGTGGACGAATTGAGGACCAAGCGGCATACGCGAAGTTGAAACGAGAGTTAGGAATGTAAGCTAAGACGCACCGAAAATCGGGCGTCTTTTTGTTTTGCCAAAAACCATATTACGGAGGAATTTAAATGTCTAAAATTTTGTCTGGTGAACTTATCGGTAAGCGCGAGTCGGTAACAGATCAACTCTTGCTGTTGAACCCGTACCAAACTCCACTAATTGCGATGCTAGGTTTTAGCACTCCAGTAACCCAAGTCGA